AAGTAGGCCTTTTTCTCCTGTAGCACCTGGTCCGCCTGTAGCTCCTTTAACACCTTGTTGGCCTGGGGCCCCTTTAGCACCTTGTTGACCTGGTCCGCCTTTTTCTCCTGTAGCACCTGGTCCGCCTTTTTCTCCTGTAGCACCTGGTCCGCCTGTAGCTCCTTTCTGTCCTCCGTCCCCTGGTCCACCTTTTTCTCCTGTAGCACCTGGTCCGCCTGTAGCTCCTTTCTGTCCTGTAGCACCTGGTCCGCCTTTTTCTCCTGTAGCACCTGGTCCGCCTGTAGCTCCTTTCTGTCCTCCGTCCCCTGGTCCACCTTTTTCTCCTGTAGCACCTGGTCCGCCTGTAGCTCCTTTCTGTCCTCCATCTCCTGGTCCGCCTTTTTCTCCGACAACTCCTGGTCCGCCTGTAGCTCCTTTCTGCCCTCCAGCTCCTGGTCCGCCTTTTTCTCCTGGAGAACCGGGTACGCCTGTAGCACCTTTAGGACCTCCTTCTCCGGGACCACCTTTATCTCCTGTAACTCCTGGCCCGCCTGTAGCTCCTTTCTGTCCTCCAGCTCCTGGACCACCTTTTTCTCCTGTAGCACCTGGTCCACCTGTAGCACCTTTAGCACCTCCAGCTCCTGGTCCGCCTTTCTCTCCTGGAGCACCTGGTCCGCCTGTAGCTCCTTTAGCACCTCCATCTCCTGGCCCACCTTTCTCTCCTGTAGCACCTGGTCCGCCTGTAGCACCTTTAGCACCTACAGCTCCTGGTCCACCTTTTTGACCTGTTGGACCTACAGCTCCTTTAGGCCCTGTTTCACCTGGTCCGCCTGGAGCTCCTTTTGCTCCTTGAGCTCCTGTTTCTCCCTTTTCCCCTTGTAAATACTCACTAACTGTCCATTCCGTTCTAGGAGATTGGTCAAATGCTGGAGTAACTGCGGAAGCTACAAAGTACCAATTTGATAAAGCTGCTGCTTCTGTATACCAATCTGTAACAGTTCCATCTTTTTGAGTTAATCTAAATAAATTACTTATAGCACTAGAGCCTCCGTCCATATCTGGAGCTAGTGGTTTACTTGTTGTAGTTACAGCAGCATTACTATTTAATACATCATTTTTTAATCCATCATAGTATATTAAAAAGACTTCATCTCCGGGATCGCCCTTAACTCCAGTACCACCCTGAAGACCTGTTTGGCCTTTAATTCCTTTATCACCTGTATCACCTGGTCCACCTGCTGGGCCCGGTCCACCTATACCACCTTTTGCACCTGTTGGCCCTACAGCTCCTTTAGGTCCTGTATCACCTACACCACCTGTAGCACCTTTGGGACCGAAATCTCCAATAAGTCCTTTAGGTCCTGTTAAACCTGTTGGACCTACGAGTCCTTTGGGGCCAAACTCTCCTTTAAGTCCTTTATCTCCTGTTAAACCTGTCGGACCTACAAGTCCTTTGGCACCAAACTCTCCTTTAAGTCCTTTATCTCCTGTACCCCCTGTTGGACCTACGAGTCCTTTAGGACCAAATTCTCCTTTAAGCCCTTTATCCCCTGTATCACCTGTTGGACCTACGAGTCCTTTAGGACCAAAGTCTCCTTTAAGCCCTTTCTCTCCTGTTTCACCTGTGCCGCCCTTGACTCCTTTTTGACCGAAATCTCCTTTAAGCCCTTTAGATCCTGTTTCTCCTTTCTCTCCTGTAGCACCTTTAGCTCCTGTATCTCCAAGAAGTCCTTTAGGGCCTATTCCGCCTTTTGGTCCTTTTTCACCGGTAGCACCTGGTCCACCTTTCTCTCCTGCAGCACCTGGTAGGCCTTTTGGGCCTGTTTCACCTGCGCCACCTTTGGCTCCTTTATCCCCAGTAGACCCACCTTCACCTTTCTGCCCGGTTACACCTGTGTCACCTTTTATTCCTATCCCACCTTTAGGTCCAACTGGGCCTTGGTCCCCTTTTTCTCCTCCGGCTGATACATATAGTTCTTCTATACTATATGTACCACTAGTTAGTTTTATCTTAGCAAGTATTGCATCATTAGTAAAATCAGGTATAAAAGCCTGTACTTTTAAGGATGAACTAAAAGGTCTTTGTACTATTTGTTCCAAATATAGTAAAGTATTAGATTCTATAGATCTTACTCTAGCAAACGACTCGTAAACTGAAAAAGTTAAAGTCGTACCACTTGCAATAGTTTGTTTATTTCCTAGAGTTAACGTAGTTCCACTAATAGCTTCTACATATGTAACTCCACTGATACCTGTTCCTGTAACTGTTTGTCCTACGGAAATATTTGAGTTTGTTCCAGAGAGTGTTACTGATTTACTTTCTGTAGTTGCTCCGCTAGTTGCTTGAGTAGTATTTGAGCCATTTGTTATTTGTATCAAGTTACCTACATTTAATTCTGTAGTAAATGAAGTACCTGTACCATCCACTTGGTTAGAGAATCTTTCTATAATAACAGTTCCTGAAGTAGAAGATAACCCATTAGTAGATGTAGAAATGTCTCCAAAATAACTTACAGGAGGAACTGAGTCTGTCTGATTAATAATTTTTAATGCTTTTAATTTATCTGTGGTTTCACTAGAATCAAAAAGCAAATAAGCTTCAGTTCCCATTCCATTAAAGTCTTGTTTATATGTAGCCTCAGTACTAGAGGTATTTGTAAAAGTAACGCCATTAGGATTTGTAAAAGAATAACTGTTTGAACTAAACTCTAAAACTGATCCAGTTACTAGAAGATTTCTACTTGATGTTCCCCCCTGAGGAACTAGCTCAGTCCTAGAAACACCTGGGGTAACAAGTTCTGCTTCTGCTATTTCAATATCCCTCTTGATAAATTGAGATACGGATCCTATTGCTGTTTTTGTTCTTAGTCTTACATTGTAGACACCTGCAGAAATATTATCAATTGTAAAACTTTGATTTATACTATTGACAAGTTCTGTAGTTTCATCTCCATTAAAATTATGTACGATTTCAAAACCATTTGCAAACTTATACTTACTTCCATCTGCGTTTAAAGGGTAATCCCAGCTAAGAGTAGCTTTATTACCTGTAATAACTCCAGAGATATCTGTAGACGATGTATTATCACTTGAGTCCATAGGTTCTACTGTAATAACCAAATTTTTAGGTGTGGGAACTACATCATCTGGATCTGCAGACTCTTTCGTGGGTCTAGCTTCTAATCCATATCCTCTTTCTATTTCTGTGAATTTTTCTCTATAATATTCTGCTGCTGCGATACTAAACTTACCTTCGTCCTCTTTTATTGCAACAATTTTATACTCTTTTAATGCTCCGACTTTTTGAGTTCCATCTGTATTGTATAACTTCAATGCCCATATTGTTTCAGTATTTGGAGCGCTTGTAAAAGCTGAGCTAACTGTTAAAGAAGATACATTACCTGCTGAAGTTGTAATTGGTTGAATTTCTGTTGTAAATTCCTCTGTCCATGCTAAGTTGGCTTCCTCATTTACTGCTTCAATTGACGAAGTAATTGAGGTAACTAAGTCACCTTTTACATATGCTACGCCGCCTATTGTAGCACTATCGTCAGTAAGATATGCACCTCCTTTTGGGTACATTAATACTAGCTCATGAGGAAAAGCAGAGTCATACGCAGGTAAACTAATTGTTCTATCTAAAGGAATAACTGTTGTTGTTAATGTTCCTGTATTTGAAACTCTACCCGCATAAGAAACTCTATCTCTATCTGCATCTTGAATTGCTATAACTTGTCCTGGGAGTAGCCCTATTGCATTTTGACCTGTTTCAAAACTTACTGTTTCTTTTTCATTTTTTTCTGAGATAAGTTTCCATTTACCCATTCTATGGGCTTGACCTCTTGAAGTACAACCAAAAGCTAATTGTTCTGATCTTACGATTCTTCCTGTTTCTGCAATACTTTCATAATCTTCTACATACTCAGTAGATTGTCGATAATTATCTTCTGGGTCATTCCATGTTACTTTTACTTGATTTGTTCTTACTCTTTCTCCTGTTCCTTCATAAGTAAATTGACCATTGATAATATTTGCTTTTGAAAATAGTGCTACTGGTTGTTTAGGACTATCAGATACTGCAGTAAATTCTCCATTTGCCCATAATGTCATACCATGGAATACAGAGGCTAACTGTTTTAATACTGTAGTAGCTTCTCCCGCTTCTGAAAAATATACATTACAAGTAAACCTAGGTTCTGTACCTCCATTTCCATCTGGAATTTCTTCATCACAATATTTAGCAAGTCTAAAAAGTTCGTATTTATCTATATTATCTTTATCTATAAATTGACCCATTCCATAACGATTATTTGTAAGCATATCATACATAATCCAAACAGGGTTATCGCAAAATACTTTTTCATGATTTATTGAGGCTTGATTAAAAGTTTGTATATCTCCCCTAAAATTTCCATCCCAGTTTTGGTATGAGCTTTCCGTTGCTCCTGAAGTAATATTTCTTGTATAGGCTGCTGCTCCACCCGTCTCTTCTCTAGTACGGTAGTTAGTAGGAACTTGTAACTTTACGCCCTTTAAAGCAAAAGCACGAGTAGGTACTGTGCCTTCATAATCTTTTGCATTAAAAGAAGTAAAAGTGTATGCAGTATGTGGGTATGTAAGTTTATCTTTTATTATACTCTCTACAGTTGTTAATGTACAAGAGTTATTATGCTGAAAACTACCATCTTTAAAGTTAAGATCATTAATTCTTCTTACACGAATTCTAAAATCATCAAAAGGTTGGAACTCTTCAGTATTTATTATAAACTCTTCTACAAATGCCGCATACTGGGCTTTAGAAGGTTTAATATATCCATTGTTTGGTAAATCTGACATACTTCTAGCAAAAATATGCAGTCCTCTAGATCTTGTTAAAATGTCATTATTGCTTGGACCAAAAGCAAGTTCTGATGTATAACTAGAGCCCCCATCGGTAGAGTACTCAAAAAATATTTGTAGTTCAACATAAGAAGGGCCTTTTGCGCCAGAAGAGTTTTTTATTGCATGACATGAAGGTAAGTTAAAAGTTAAATGTACTTCATCCACTTCTGAAGGATTTGATACCTCTAAAAATGCTGAAGTCATAAGGGTATCGGCAGAGCTTCCTTCAAGTTGAGAAGGTTCATCTAATTCGTTATTATAGGCATTTACTAAGTTGCCTGTTGTGCCTACATTTGCACGAAGGTTGCCTTGTTCCAACTCTATATTTGGACTAGCAATAATTGAAGCCTGTCCAAAAGAAGTATTCATACTAATCGGAGGCTGATTCAATACTCCTGTATTCAATCCAAATTGTAAATTTTCAATATTAAATAAGTTTTTTAAGTTATCATCTGTTGTAATAGCACCTGTTAGTACTCCTGCGGCACTTGTTAAACTAACTCCTGGAGCAACGCTTAAAGTTGCGTCATTACCAGAAATACTTGATACTTTAGATACATGATCAGTAAATATATCTGCATTACTTACAGTAGTTGCTACTAAATCTTCTATAGTAATTTCTGTTGCGCTAACAAAAGTACCTACAGTTACTAAATCGGTTCCATTTGCTCCTGCTCCTGCTAGTGTTATATACCCTTTAATTGGTTTTGACCTTAAACTAGCTATAAGCTCTGTAGTAAAAAAGTTAGAAGATGTTGTTATTGTATTAGAGTCTTTGGTTGCACTTGCTATACCAGTTCCTTTTTTACCTGCTTTTTCAAGCAAGACATAACGAATACCTAAGCTTAACCCAGTTGCATTATTATTAGTTAATCCACCTACAGCTCCAAATACAGAACTAGATATAGTTGTATTATTCGCAGTAGTATTTAAAACAAGATTTCTGTTTTTTACAATTTCATTTGCAAGGGAGTCAATAACTGGAACATCATTTATGTATACAGAAGCAAAACCATCTGCTAATCCTTCAATCTCTCCTTCCGAAAGAATATCGTAAGCAGCTGCAATTTGTGTTTTATTTGGAGTTGATCTATCTCCTTGTGTTTTTGTCCCAAAGGGTCTACTAGTATATTTTGCCATTATCTTTGATGCGTTGCTCCTTTTCTTCTTCTTGATCCGCCGCCTGTTGTTGTTCCATTTGAACCCCCATAGTATGTACTTGACACTGAAGATGAACTATAATTTAATGAAGCTCCTCTTAGTTGTCCAGTTTGAAAACCTTGACTGACTGGGGTTCCACCTATTTTCATTGTACCATATAATACTGGTACAGGTTGTCCTTGTTCTATATTATTATCTGCTCCATTAAAAAGAAATGAAGGATCTGAAGTCATATCTCCAGCGTCTGGAGCTGTCATTTCCGTTATACCCATAATTCCTAAGTTTGCTCCGATTGCTACCATTAAGTACCCTGCAGTACTTAAACTATATGTTGTAAATGCTGCAGCCTCTGCTGTTGCTGCAACCTGTGTTGCTGTCCCTAAATTCACACCCATAAAACTCATTGCACCTGTTCCTGTGGCACTTGTAGATGCTACTGTTGCTGCTGCTCCTCCAGTCATTACGATTACTGTAATCATAAAAATAGCTGCAAGTATTTTTCCTAGTCCTTTACCTGACCCGGCTGGAACCGGTGATATAATTACTGTGTCTTTTACAGTAGGTAGCCATGCTTCTTCATTCTCTTCAATAAAATCATTTCCATTCTGCAGTGTAAAACCTATATTTTTCTCATGGCACTCTGCAAAATAGTCTTTAAAGCCGTCTACTTGACAGTCAATAAGTTTTAAAATCTCACGAATAGATTTGCCAGAGCATTCCCAGTCTGTACCAAACTTCTCTCCTAACTCTCCTAATAATTTAACGTGGGTCATAAATAAATTCCTTTTTGTCTGGGTAAGATACTATTAAGTATGGAATACCTAATGCCTTACAGTTGTTTTTGTCATGTTCACTTGGATAACAATCTTGATCATAGTGACTATGGACTACATATAATATTTTTGATTTAATTGAATACTTAACGTATTCTTTTGGGTCTATTGTAAAGTGGTCTTTTTCTTCACTTATATTTTCTAGTGGAATAAATTTTGGGTTTTCTTTATCGATAATTAATCCACACCCTTCTCTTGGAGCTTCAATAGCCATATGACTATATATTTCAGGTAATAATCTACTTAAACTTTCTTGCACCGGGGAATCCTCCAAAAGGTAACGGTCTAGTAGTAACTTTAGTTGCTTTTCCACGACTTGTAGGTGTACCTGTATTTATAGGATCAAATCCATATCTACATTGACATGAAGATAGTCTTTTTCCACATAGATCACCTCTTTTCCAATACTCTCCAAACTCTTGTGCGTTATTGGTGTGAGTTATCTTTGCTTGCCATAAAAATTCTGTACCAGATGTAGGTTTTGCATAGTCATTTAGTCTATCATCTGTATAAGCATAGTATGTAGCACTAGTTGAATAATTATTATATATTCTTACTCTTGTCCAATCTGAGTGATTATCCTGGGGGGTTACACTAGTAGTTCTTGTTGCTTGCCAGTAATTATTTATAGTAGAACTATCTACACTGGTATCAATTGTACCGTCTGCTTTATATCTTCTAACTCCACTAGACACTCCTAATGTGGTTGTAGTTTTATAATAATTATCTTTAGTTCCACTTCCTGCCCAAGTTGTAAATCCTGCATCACCATTAACAACATACTCATCATCTGAATTTACATATACTTGATATGCTGTGCCTTGAATTATAAATTTACTTTCACTATGCCAAGTACACCCTCCGCGTTTATCAGCTTCTGTTTTTTCTGGGCTTGCTCCTTGATACTGCCAAGGGCAAGCATTATGTCCAACTACACGATAAGGAAGTACTAACCCTTCTGCATTAAAAGGACTTGTAAGTTCAAAAGCAATATTTAACGAATCTTCTTGTTCAACTCTATCAATTACCCACATTTGTCTAGGAAATTCTATGGGAGTTGCTCCTGAAGCTGTTTCTGAGGCTTCTCCTACTAAATACTTCTTTAAAGTTCTTCTTCTATATAGTTTCTTTCCTACTAAATCTTGAAATGTTAGAGGGGAGACTGCATTCTCAAAGTCTGTTAAAACATTTGCAATTGTTAATACGGGTCTTGCTGATACACCTTTTGTAGTTATATCTATCCCTTCTATTTCTAATGGAATAGGTATATAAGTGTTTTTCTGGGTATTTGTATCATAATCATAAAACTCTATACTTTGTAAAGCACTATCCGGTGCTTTTGTAATATAAACTCTAGAAGTATTACTTACTTCAATTTCATAAAGGTCTACAATTCCTGACGATTGTTCTAACTTTTGAACTTCTTTTATTGGTATTCTTTCTCCCATTATGCTTCATATACCCTTTCAAGAGAGCAAGATAAACTATAAAAATTATCATACACCCATGTTTGATTCCATGACTTACATACTACTTTAATTGTTTCATTTCCATTAGTATCATCTACAGTCAATCTAAATTTTGTAACACCCCCTAAACTTTCAAAGAAGGCTACTAAATCATCAATTTCTGCTTTAGGTCTAGTGTTAAAAGTTACATTCATACCTTGCGCTAGATTATTAATACCATCTGCAATTCTTTGCTCATACCCATCCCCAAAAGTCATAACATGTACTTTGGGAGTACTTGTCCTTTGAAATCCTTTGTCTACAGATACTCCGCCAGAAAAACCTGTTATATTACTTCCATCATTTTGAAATATTGCTGTTGCCATTATCTACCTAATACTCCTCCAGGTCTTTTTTCTCTTTGTATTACTTCCATTACTGCTACTTCCATCATTTTTCCTAGTTGTTTTCCTTTTTCGCCGTCTGCAACATTTGAAGAACTTCCATCTACATTTACGTTGATTGATACATTATTTGTTCCGCTTCCACCTTTCATATCAACAGGTATGCTTCTTCCGTTTGGAAGTGGTACAACTGCTTCATTGTGTTTTCCTTCACCTACTAAATAAGTAGGTTCTGTTGCAATTCCACCTTGTGAATATTTAGAAATGATTCCACCAGTTGCCATAGGTATGATTCCACCATTCGCCAAAGGAGTTGGAAATCCCATAAATCCTAAAGCTTTTAGGGCTAGTTGCTGCGCAGCTATTTGAGCCATCTGTTTTAGCATCATTAATGCCATCTCTTTAAATGCTTCTTTTGCTGACATAGATCCTTGTGCAATTGCTACAAACATATCTTCTATACCTTTTGCAAAGCTCATTTGTAATTGACCTAAATGAGTTGCTGCAAATTCTGCTGCTCTGGTTTGTTCCTTAAGTAAATCTAGTTTCTTCTGATTATTGTTAATTGAAGCTTCTTCTGCAAGTTGTTCATCGCTATCTGCCGCGTATTTTTGTTTTGCTAGTACTGCTCTTTGATTTACGAGAGCAAGTCTTTTCTCTTCTATTTGGAATTTTTTCTGTTCTACATCTTGCTCTTTCTTTGCTTGAGCCCCGAATCCTGTTCCACCATACATAGTGTTAAATCCAACATTTCCTATCTGTGCTGCTAATGCTTTTGAGTTTTCATTAAGAGTATCTTTTTTCAGTTGTAAGTTTAAGGCTGCTATATCTAATTGTTTTTGTTGCTCTGCATTTAGTATTTTTTGAACTTCTACCTCTTTTGTGACTGTTGCTACTTTATCTTCCGCAAGCTCTACTGCATATTCAGCATCTTGTACTTGCTCTTCTAGTATGCCTCCACCTTCAATATATTTATCAATTTCAAACTGAGCATTCTCTCCAAATTCCTTTTCAAAAGAAGCTCTTGTTTTATTGCCCTTCATTTTTAAAGCAGTTACTACGGCTTCAGCATTTGCTTGATCTTGTTTTGCTCGTGTTAATTTTTCATTTACTTTTAGCATGCCTGTAACTTCTATCTTTGCTTTTTTCTCTGCTATTGTTCTTGCATTTGCATGGTCTAAGAAAGTTCTTGCGTTCGTTTGTTGAGTTGTTAATATTTCTTTTTCCTTTGATACAATTCCATCAAGTTCTGTTTTGAAATCTTGCAGTGCTACTAAATGGGCAGCGTCTGCTTCATTCTTAATCCTAGCAATGTCTGCTTCGTCTTTATTAAGAGTATTAGGGTCATTTTTTACTTCGCCTCCCATTTTTGTTCGACTAATTAGAGCTTCCTGTGTTATTATCATATCATTTAAAGCTTTTCTTTGATTCTGTAAAGGCATACCTTTTCCACTCATACTTGTTAAAGATTGTTGAAAACTTTTGCTAACTTCTCCATATCTTTTTACTCTTTCAGTTAGATTATTAAAAGCACTTTCCTGATTTCGTAAATCGTCAATTTGCTCTTGGCTTAAATTACCATTATCTTTAAGAACTTTATAGTAATCTGCATACGTCTTCTTTAAGGGGCCTACTGCTCCTTTTTCGAGTTCCTTTATAGTCTTTAAATTATTTTCATAAGTTTCCTGTAGTTTTTCATCCGCAAAACTATTTTCTTCTAGTAATGCAATTTCTTCTTTTCTTGTATCAATTAACTTTTGATGCTCGGCTATTCTTGCTGTTAAATTTCTTGCTTGACTAGAGCCTTCTTCAGCGCCTGCTAAACGTGTAGATTTTTGATCTATCATTGCCTGTACGTTTGATATATGTCGCATTTTGTCTGCAATTTCATCTGCATTAGTATTACTACCAGACTTAAATAAATTAACATTTCCGCCATCTTTATTTAAGATTCTTTCTTGCTTAAATTTAAAATCTTTCATTTTTTGAAGAGAATTAGACATATCAGCAGACTGTACCATATTACCAAACTGGAGAGTAGTATCTAGTCCACCTTTTACAAGACCTTTACTTCTAACTTCGTTCATTCTTTCTAGTTCTGTGTTTAAAACTTTTTGGAGTTTTATTTGCTCTTCTATATTATCTGTTAGTTTTTCTTGTTCTTCATCTACTTTTCTGAAGTGATTTATTAGCCCCATAACAACGGCACCTATCATAGCTAGTACTCCAAGAACACCTGCAAAACTTAACAGTTTAGTCATAAGGCCGGAAGCCATTCTAGTAGCAGCGACCATCATAACACTTGCTTTTTTCTGTATTAAAACCATTCTTGCTTGTTGTAGTTTAAAGAAGCTTGTTGTTTTTGCGTACTCTCCTCTTTTCTTACCTTCACTTACTGCTAAAGATCTTTCTTGCATTTTTAGATGTTTAAACATTATTTGTCTTTCTTGTCGAGTATAGTTTATGTAATCCCCTTTCTTTTGTGCTAACATTTTCTTATGAGAGGCTATTTGTTTTGCATTCATCTGGTTATACATTGCACCAACTTTCTTTTGACCTTTCTTGTCTCGCATCATATTAATGCTACCCATAGATGAATCTCTTGTTGTTTTATTATCTTTAAAGTTTAATTTATCGAATTCACTCTGCGCACTTTTTACAGATTTAGTAGCCAGTTCCATATTATCTTTAGCGGCTTGTCCCATTGCTGCAAAATTAGGCAAAATTGTTTTAACGATTGGAAGTGCAAAAAGCCCTAGTGCTGCTGTAAGAGCATATACATTATTAGAAAGAAATCCTAATAAGGGTAGTAAAACTGTACCAATTCCTACTTTAAATTTATTGAGTAAATCATCAAACGCTACTGCAAATTGCTGTAAAGCAAAAGCAGAAGGATCCATAATTTCTGCGATCTTACCAAACTTTGATTCAGCTTGATCTAGCACTTCATTAGCGATAGCTTGCGATTTTTCAAATTGATTTAATTGTTCTTTACTTTTACCTATTTGGTCTGCATAAGCTCTAAGAGCAGGGTCTAGTCTAAGTATGATACCTAGTTCGTCTAGTAATTCTGGTTCTGCTTTTGTTATACCTCTTGTAAGACGATTGAATGAGTCTGTTAAGTCTCTACCAAGAGCAAGGGAGGTATTCTTTGCTGCTTTACCTATTTCTGTTATTTGAGACCTAGATAGTCCTGCAGCAGTACCAATAGCAACGGATTGAGCTGCTTCGGAAAATCTTAACTGTCCTTCAGTAGCAGCCTGTACACCTAAAGTGTATGTTTTTAGTGCGGTACCTGTGACGGCACCAAAAGACTCTTGTCCTGCAATTAAGTTTTTATAATCTACAGAGTTAGATAAGAATTGGAACGCAGCTGTAACAGCAAATACTTGAGCAGCTAAAGTAGCATAAATAGGTACAATACCTCCGCTAATTCCTTGTTGCATTTTTGAGAAGTTTTTAGTTTGGTTCGAGGATTGTCGGGTAAGTCCCTTACCTGCACGATCGGCGCCCCTTTGAGACGTAGCTAATGCATTAAAACCACCTGCGGCTTTTTTGACTTTCTTCTGAAGATCTTTTAGAGTATCTCCATCACTAAATTCAATGGTTATTTGATTTTTCTTATTTGCCATTATCCTTTTTTCTCTGCGCTTTTACGTTTGCGTTCAAGCTCTTTGTTAATTTTAGTAGTATTTCTAGCTTCTATATGTTTAAGAAATACCAATACTACTTGTCTTTTTTCAATTTCAAATATATTTAGTATTGATTCTAGAGCGGAATAGTTCTTTCCTATATATCCGCCTTCTATCCAATTGTCTGGTAAAAAATCGTGAACTAAAAATGCTTCCTGAACTTCTTTTGGAAACTCACTCCTATCTGGAGGCATCTTCATTGGGTCAGGTTCTTCACCTGTTTGTTCACATATTCTTAAGTATGTTTCGAGAGGTAACATATCCTCTCTATAAAACGCATCTAATTTTGCAAGTATTAGTCTTACTTGCTCTGCGTAAAATTTTCTAAGTCACCTACTGTTTCTGTGACCCAAGTGTCAAAGTCGGATGCGTTTTTCATTAGTATCTCTGCATCTTCATGTGAGTATGTTAGCTCATCTTCTTTGTTAACACCTTGTAAGTTTACAAGTAACATTTTTTCTAGGTACTTATATTTAAGTCCATTCCAGCCTTTAATTACTGATTTACAATATTCGACTAAAAATTTGTCATCGTCTAAGACTTCTTCAAATGCTCTTGTTTTCTTGTTAAATTTCTGGGAAAGACATCTTGATCTTAGTTTGACCAATTCTTCTCTCGCTAAGTAACATAAGTCTACTGTCATTCCTGGAAACTCCGGGTAGTCTATAGTTACTGTTTTGCTTGGAGTTAATAAACTCGCTAGTGATACTGTTTTCTTTTCTTCTGTCATAATGATTCCTGGTTAAAAGTGGGGGAGGGTTACTCCCCCTTTGTTAATATTAGCTACCAGTATAAGTTACTTTTGCTTCAAAGTTGTTTGCAGTAGTTGGATCTACTGAAGCCGGTAAAGCATGGAAGCTTGTTTCTAATGATATAATATCATCAATAGAATGGCTTGGTACTTCAAAGTGACAATTTGGTAAATCAATTTGTAACTTTGGAGCTGAAGTTCCACCTATTTTAAATACTGTATTAAAGCCATTGTTAATTTTGTCTGTGGCTTCGATTAAGTCTTCAAATAAGTCAGCACTTCCGCCTGCTTCTCTATTTAAGTAACATGTAAAATTACCTGATACGTTTCTTGTTCCTGTAACGTGCCCTAATGGTTGGTTAACGATTCCTAACGTTTCTGGTGTTAAATATGTTATGTTGTTTTCCATAGTCACATTTCCACCTGTTAGTACTACATTGTATGCTCCACCACTGGCTCCTGGGAAGGTTGATGTATCAGAGGTATTTGTTACTGATAATTGGGTTAATCTATTTCTAATAAAGTTACTCGTGCCTGTAGTTGCCTCTGTAATCTCGGTGGTGATTGTGCTCGGTAAAGATGCTAAATCTTGTATTATCGATGCAAAACCTGACCATGTGATAGTAGCAATACCATCTATATCAAAATCAATAGATGCAGAATTTACAACTGCATTTTTTAATCTATAATATGTAGGTCCTGTTACACCTGATCCACCTGCTGCTCCGCCCATCTCAAAGAACAAATCAAATGTTCCTAAAGCTGCGACTTCTGAATCAACAAAATCAACAATCATACTGGTAGTACTATTGTCAACTCCCTTGTTCCATACTGCTACAGAGGTGTCGTTTGCTGAAGCGGTAAATGTAGGTGCTGATGCAAAGTTAGCCCAAAGAGCTTCTTCTACTGCGTGATGAATCAAACTTGTATGTTTTTCCCATCCACCTGCAGCATCCGCTACTGCTCTAAAAGGTCTTACATAAGTTTGAAAAGACCATTCTGCAGGTGCATAAGAATCAGTAAACATTTGTCTACTTCTTCTAGTCTTACCAGCGCTATCCGACATTTCTGCTAGAGTAATTTCACTTGTGTTTGTGCCTTGTGAGAAACTGAATCCATCTAATACAGGTATTTTCCATGAAGTTGCTGCAGTAGATCCTGCGTCATTCACGCCCATCATTAAATAGACCTCGGTATCTCGGCTAAAATAAAATTTGTCTGCCATTTTTTTCTCCGTTTTTTCTTGTAAAGAGCCTTGACAAATTATTATTTATCGTAGCTGTTTACTCTCTAGTATTGAATCTCCATTAATATCTCGCCGATACCTAAAGGATCCATAACACCTTCATCGGTGTCTATACTAATTATTGTGGTTTGCACGGTTCTTTGTGCTACACCATTTTTATCATAATAAGTAAGAGGATCTTCTGCTTCAAGAACTGTTTCCAGGTCTTCAAGTAAAGCATCTAATGCTCCTACTGCGTCATCGTTATCCTCTACGTAACATCTTAATGTTATAGTAAGATAACGAAACTTAAATCCACCACCATCATATGAACGAATCTCACGACCCGCATTTAGATGAACTGCTGGAAACTCTTTAACTTCGTCCCAGAATGTAAGTCTTGGACTACACTCTGCAACTGCAGTTTGGTACTCACCGGTACCGTCAATTCTTTCAATAATATCTACCAAAGCATTAACAATATTTTGTCTTCTTGTCGTATATAATCTTGTTATCGTTTGCTCTGGCATTATTCAAATTCCCTTGTTAATCCTGAAACCGTTTGGCCTCTCATGTTCACTGCTACAATCTCTCGTATGCTTTTCCCTATTATATGTCTTGGGTCTCTATACTGATTTGCCCAAGGTGCTCTACCATGTCCGGGTTCAAATACTCCATACGGACGTTGTGGGTAAGTATATCCAATATATAAACCTCCTCTTGGTCCTACTACTACATTGTCTACCTTAGCACTACTTGCGAATTTTCCTGTCTGATTATTCAATCTAGGAGAACCCATGTTTGCTTCTATAGCTCTTGGAAGTATATTGTTTATCATATTTTTAATTAATAAACCTTCCTTATCCATTCTAAATCCTGGGCCCATTTGAGCACTTGCTCTTTGACCTTTAGACATTTTACTCATAGGAGGGCTAGCTACTTGTGAGGCGACTGTTTTTGTTGTTACCTTGTCTGCCCCTTTACGCATTACTTCTATAGCTTTTCCTATTTTCTTCGTTGCCCTTATATTCTCTAAATTCTTACTGAAACTTATCTTTGTCTTTGTTCCTTTTCCTACTCCTGCCATTTGAGCATTTGCTTTACGCATCTGCTTTCTTGCTTCTTGTTCCATGATTTCGACTGCTTTATCATCACCAAAATCAGAAAACTCATCAAATATATCTGGAGAGTCTGATGCGAAAGCTGCTATCTCTTTTCTAGGGACTTTGCCGTCTTCCATAGCTTTTATCTTCTTCTTGAGTGCCGAATTAAAGTGCTTTCTAAATACACTCTCAAACTCTTTTCCATCATCTTTATCTGGTTTACCTCCTTGCTTAGTATTAGGAGCTATAATAAACTCAATAAAATGATTTCTATGTATACTGTTCTTAGTCTTTCTTTTATCTATTCTAGAATTAATCTTTGCATGTAAATAACCTTGTACTGCTGATACTAGGAAAGATATCCACCACTCATCATTACTTACTGTATCATTCATGGCTTTAATTATTGAAGTCTGCATATTATTTCCTGCTGACCCTGGTCTATTCACTACATTCCCTTGTCCTGGAAAAGCCATTTGACCTCCTGATTGTTGGTCTCTTTCTAATTCTTTTCCATGTTCTGCAATAATTCTCTTTACATAAGTTTTCTTTTTTGCCCACTTGTTTAAAGGTCTCTTTAAACTAACAACGGCATTTTGGTACCATTTCTTAGAAGCTTTACTAGTGTTCTTAACCTTAATGATTATAACTCCAGCTTTAGACGTTCTACTTTGTTTTGCCCAAGTACGAGGTCTACCACTACTATACCACTTTCGTATAACTGCTTGAATTTCTTTCCAGTCTTTATCAAATGTTTTATCTATAGCTTTTCCAAGTGCTTCTTTATCGGGACCTTTATAGTTATTTAGTGCTTCCGTTTTAAATGCGTGTAACCAGTCTTCTCTTCTTATAGTTATTCGCATTTGCTGAATACCAGTAGCATCTCTACCTTGAAAACTCTTTAAAAAATCTTGTAAGTATTTTTTACGTTGACTTCTCACTACACCACTACTCTATACAAATCAAGCACTCTTTTAATGTGGTCTGGAAAATCAGTATTGTTCCTTACACTTGATGAGCCTTGTTGCTCGAGTGTAGCTCCCTGTATTGTTCTTCTAGACTTGTGCTCGTCTCGTAAGTAGTATGTAATTAAATCATGTACGGCCAATTTAAGATCAGAAGGTACAGCTGAGTAGCCAGATCGATATTTGATTTCTACTGCGCCGAACCCTTTCTGAAAGCTTTTGCTTCCATTTCCAGTAACCCTTCTAACAGCATCAAATGTAGTATCTACATAATAATCCTGATTCACAACAAGTGTTGTGTAGGTTTCTGTTGGTCCTGTTCTTTCTTTAACTGAAGTAACACTTACTAGAGGACTTTCACTTACTATTATAATTGAGGTGTTCTCTGTAATATTTACTACTTCTGTTTTATCTGTAGAGTAATAATCAACAAAACTTGTTCCACAATATCTTTTAACTAATTCTGATATTTGTGGGACTAAAATATTTAGGCGATCGTCATCTTTAGCTCCAGTGAGCCCTTCTGCATCCTTATAATCTTGTACTGTTACTAAATCCGCCATATTAAAATTGTGGGGATTTTAGGAACCCCCACGAAAACCTTTATTAGCTTAAAATTAAGCGTTTTTGTAGTTTCTGATAACTACTGAACCTGCACCTGGAACGATATTGTCAAATCCAAGTCTTTGTGAAGCCACAAGTACTCTTCTTTGATTTTCTACGTCATAGTCTGATTCAATTGTAACGCCTCTTAATCTAGGCATAATGAAGTTTCTAGCATATAATGCTACAGCATGAGTTTTTGAAGCTGCTCTTGCTGCGAACTCATCACAGATCAATACTCTTGATCCGAAGACTTGTCCTAACTCACCAGATAGTTTAGTTGCCATGTCGCCAACTACGTTAACGTCTTGGAAATTAATATCTTCTAGTAAGTTGTAGTATCCTTCTTGTGATACGATATATACCACATCTGCTGGATTAACACCATATTTACCCATAGACTTTCTCATCTCTAGTAGTTCAAGAGAAGTAAGTTTGTCAGCTGCAAAAGCTTCTGTACCTACTATTGCTTTAGAAGCATCAGTAGCTTTATGTACTAAACCATCAAATGGTGTTGAAGCTCCGTAAGCGCCTTGAGCATTGTTACCAAATAAGATAGCATTCTCAATTCCTCTTGCATGTGATCTAACCATTGATTCTCTGATTAATGGTAAGATTGGCATGATAGCATCTTCTTCTGTTTCATTACCAATGAATGATTTAGAAATTAGTTTCTTAACAGTTAATACTTTTTCTGTTAAGTCAATCCCGCCTCTGTCACCAGTAGTTACATAAGAGTCGCCTCTTTCTGATAAGTTACCATGTGGTGAAGCACCATCACCTGTTCCAGCTGCTGCTACGAATTCAGCGTAACCTGCGTCTGGTAGGATTGGCATAATCATTGATGCACTAGTCATTTGAATTTCTCTGAATAGAGGAGCTAATACTAGTTCGTTCTGAATGTCTCTCTCAACACCTGTTGATAC